TTGATGACAATTCGACTGCACAGGACGAGCCGAAGCGTGGCTACATTCAGAAGCTGGCAAGCACCGAGGCTGACGGTGACGAGATATACGATGAGCAGAATTACCCAACGTTCCCGATAGTACCGCTGTGGGCAAACGATGAGCATCAGAGTGAGATCGTAGGACTGCGTGAGCAGATAGACTGTTTCGATCTTATAAAATCAGGCTTTGCAAATGACGTTGATGATGCAAGCGTGATTTATTGGACTATTCAAAATGCTGGCGGTATGACTGACATAGACCTTGCAAAATTCGTTAAGCGCATGAAAACATTACATGCAACAGTTGTACAGGATGACGGCGCAAGAGCTGAAAGTCATACTCAAGAAGTACCATACGCCAGCAGGTCAGTTTTGCTTGAGCGGCTTGAAAGGGATCTATACAGAGATGCAATGGCACTCGATACAGACAGAATTGCAAGCGGCGCAGTTACAGCAACGCAGATTAAAGCGGCTTATGAGGATTTGAATATCAAGTGCGATGATTTCGAGTATCAGATACTTGAGTTTATTCAGGGCATACTTGCGATCGCTGGCATTGAGGACGAGGCATCGTTCACAAGGTCTCAGCTGGTAAATCAGACCGAGCTTGTCGGCACTTTGCTTCAGGCAGGGTCGTATCTGTCACAAGAATATGTCACGAGGAAGATACTCGACATTCTTGGTGACGGCGATCAGGCTGAAGATGTACTATCTGAAATGAATGAGGCTGATTACAACAGGATGATGTCACCTGAACAGACTCAACAAACAGAGCAAATAGAACTGACTCCTGAGGAAATGCTGGCAACACTGAGGTAGTAAATGGACAAGGGACACAAGTTCACTGACAAAGAAATAGAGCGACTTGAGAACATTCTTAAAAGGCACTATGGCAAGACGAACAAATCCGTGACAGAAATGCTGTCCGAACATCTCAAGCAGTACGAGGACAGGATTGCTGAATATCAGGAGCGTCTCGATTCGGGTGCGATGACCGAGCAACAGTACGAGGACGCTGTGTTCATGCTTGTCACTACAGGTAATGATTGGACACAGACCGAGGATGTAATCCTGAACGAGTACGTTGAGGCTGATTCATCTGCAATGGAGATTGTCGGTGCAAGCATGATGACCGTCTATCTGTACAACAGCCTGTTTAAAAGCAATCGGATGATCAGCCGAGCAAGGTCGCACTTTCCATTTGAGTTTGAGATGCCAAAGATATTCAAAGACAAGGACAATCCGTTCTCTGTTATCACAGACTTGTTGAATGGCAGAGTGGTCAGACGAATGCTACCACCACCGAATCCTGACAAAATGAAAGACAGGCTGTGGCATCGTGTCAAGCTGAACTCAGTTATCAGACAAGGCATACGCAAGGGCAAGTCGGTCAATAAGATTGCTGAAGACTTAGAGCGTGTCACAGGCATGGACATCAAGGCGGCGATCCGTGCGGCGAGAACAGCTTGCACATTCGCCGAGAACAGCGGAAAGCTCGATGCAATGATCGCATTCAGAGACAAGTACGGCATTGACGTAAAGAAGATGTGGTATGCCACTCTTGATGAAAGGACGAGAACACAGCACCGAGAGATTCATGGTGAAGTAAGAGAGCTAGAAGAAAAGTTCTCGAACGGTCTTTTGTTCCCTGCTGATCCGAACGGTGCGCCGAGCGAGGTATATAACTGCCGATGCACGATGCTCGAAATCATAGAAGGTATTGATACGGAGATTGCCGATGCGCCGAGTGGTAAGAGCCGTGAAGAGTGGATCAACGAAAAGCCTAAGCCAAAACCATATCCAATACCGAAAAAATACAGGGAGAATTAATCATGGCTAGCGCAATAATTGAGGTTGTGATCGACAACACAAACACAGTTCTTGAGGCTGTAAAAAATGTAAAAGTCAGATCATTGATGAAATGTGGAGCGATCGTGGAGAACTACGCCAAGCAAGACGCACCAGTTGACACAGGTAGATTGCGTAACAGTATTCATCATGAAATGGAAAACGATGACACAGTGAATATCGGTACAGATGTCGAGTATGCGATCTTTCAGGAGTTGGGCACAAGTCGAGGGGTAACAGAAAAACGATACCTAACTAACGGAGTGAGGGATCACATATCAGAATATAAAAGTATTATTGAAGAAGAATTCCGAAAAGGGTAATTAAAAAGTAAAATCAAAACTAAAAAAGTGCACAAAAAAACAAAGACGCAAAACAGCGTCTTTTTTCTTTTTCAAAATTGGTCGCCGAGTTACATTTTTATAGATATATAATTTTCTATTATATTATATTATTTTCTATTATGTATAATGTACATAATATGTACATTTAGGAAAAGTCTCTATATAAGGGAAATTCTATAGGAATTTTTACTAAATGTAGTTATTGTGTACATTTTGTAAATCGTTGACAGAATGTGGAAAATATGCTACTTTGTAAGTTGATAAAGCCGAATCACGAAGAAGTGTGACCGAAGCACAGGAGGTTTGAACATGGCACTTACAAGAAAATTCCTCAAAGCAATGGGAATTGAAGATGAGAAAATCGATGAGATCATTGACGCACACAGAGATACTGTTGATCCGCTGAAGAAAGAGCGAGATGAATATAAGGCTGATGCCGAAAAGCTCACCGATGTTCAGAAGAAATATGACGACCTGAAGAAAGAGGTCGACAGCAAAGAGGACGATCCGTACAAGGAAAAGTACGACAAGGAGCACAAGGCATTCGAGGAGTACAAGAAGACTGTGGAAGGTGAGCGCACTAAGGCGAACAAGACACAGGCATACAGGGAACTGCTCAAGAAGGCTGGTGTATCCGACAAAAGGATCGACTCTGTACTCAAAGTGACAGCGATCGATGAGATTGAACTTGATGATGACGGCAACATCAAGGACGCCGACAAGGTTGTGGAAAACATCAAGTCGGAGTGGTCGGAATTCATCGTTACCGAGTCTCAGAGAGGTGCTGGCACGGAGAACCCACCACGCAATGTGGGCGGTAACAAGATGACGAAGGCTGACATTTACAAGAAGGACGATCATGGTCGTTACATTCTTTCGACAGCTGAAAGGCAGAAAGCTCTTATTGAGATGTCAGCGGAAAAATAACTGACGAAAGGAAATAAAACAATGGCAGTTACAAACGTAGAGAGCTTCACAACTCCAAGAGATTCACTTCCAAATGTATACACTAACGTAACCGCAAGAGAGGTCGACTTTGTTACTCGCTTCGGTGATAACTGGGAGGCACTGAGAAATATTCTCGGCATCATGCGTCCGATCAGGAAAGCGGCTGGAACATCGCTCGTTTCCTATACCGCAAGCGTAGCACTTGAATCAGGTACTGTCGGAGCTGGTAAGGTAATTCCTTACAGCAAGGCAACTATCGTAGAGGCGGCAAAGGCTAACGTTACCGTTGAGAAGTACGCAAAGGCAGTACCGATCGAGGACGTTGTCAACTACGGCGCAGAGGTCGCAATCGAGAAATCCGATGATGCATTCCTGTCACAGCTTCAGAACGTAGTTCTTGGTAAGTTCTACACTTTCCTGAACACAGGATCGCTCACAGGAACGGCTACCACATGGCAAGCCGCACTCGCAAAGGCACAGGGTCTTGTGCTTGATAAATTCGCTACGATGCAGAAGGAAGTCACCGAGGTCGTTGGCTTTGCTAACATTCTCGATGCATACGACTATCTCGGAGCGGCGAACATCACCGTTCAGACTGCATTCGGTCTGACCTACATCGAGAACTTCATGGGATACAAAACTCTGTTCCTGCTCCCAGCGGCTCAAGTTCCTCGCAACAGAGTTCTTGCAACTCCAGCAGAGAACATCGATCTGTACTACATCGATCCAAGCGACAGCGACTTCGCAAAGCTCGGTCTTGAGTACACAACTCAGGGCGAAACAAACCTGATCGGTTTCCATGCACAAGGCAACTACTCCACAGCCGTTGGCGAGAGCTACGCTCTTATGGGTATGGCTCTGTGGGCAGAGTATCTTGACGGTATCGCAAAGGTAACAGTAGGAGCATAACATGTACGAGGTTATCAAGGACTTCGTAGACGTTCAGGACAATAATCATCTTTACCGTGTAGGGGATTCGTTCCCCTACAACGGTGCTGATGTAAGCAAAGACAGATGTGCTGAACTTGCATCGACTTCAAACAGATGTGGTGTTGTGCTGATCAAGGCAATTGAGGCGGATGAGCCTGTTGCCAAAGTCGAAAAGAAGTCTAAAAAATCAAATAAGAAGGAGAAATAAGATGCTGACCGAACTGTGTCAAGAGCTAAGAAATTGGTTCGAGCGTAAAAAGTTCTTTGGAACGTTTACAATCGAAAATGGACAGATAGATTTACCTGATGGCTCTTTACAGAGCGGTCAGTATTTTCGCATTGTGGGGTCTGTCTTTAATGACGGCGTTCACAAATATGATCCTGAATCGGAATCGCAACTTGTTGACGAGGTGTTTGAGGGTGCGATATGGTCAATGGGCGTTCCTCCTGCGGTCGTTGATCTATCGGAGCGAATTTCGGAGTGGGTAACCAAGTATGGTGATTCGGTCTCGTCACCGTACTCTTCTGAGTCGTTCGGTGGCTATAGTTATACTAAAGCCAATTCGGGGCAGGGGAACGCCGCTTCAAGCAGTCCAACATGGCAGAGCACATTTGCCAGCGAATTGAATAGATGGAGGAAAATATGAGTTTGTTGGAAGAATTAATGGAGACCTGTGTCTTCCTCAGCAAGCAGAGAGTTGATGACGGTTACGGTGGTTACAAGACCGTGTGGGTAGAAGGCGCAGAGTTCAAGGCGGCGATCACATTCGACACATCGATCGAAGCGAGACTCGCTCAGGTGCAGGGTGTGTATAGCCTTTATACCGTTACAACTCAGCGTGATCTCGTGCTCGAATACAACGAAGTGTTCAGACGAGTGCGTGATGGTAAAATATTCAAGGTGACTTCGGACGGTGATGACAAGTACACGCCGCCGAGTGCAGGACTCGATATGAGACAGGTCACTGCGAGAGAATGGGAGCTTACAGAATGAACAAGGCACAAGCGATACATAACTTTTGGAGTTCGTTCGGAATACCAGCTTATGAAAACACCACGGTCAACGATGAGCAAGTCGGTGATTTCTACATCACATACGAAGTCGTGACAGACAGCCTTGATCGTGCCGTGCCGATGTCGGCTTCGATATGGAAGAAGCACACAACATCGTGGGAGGCTATATCGCTGAAGGCTGAGGAAATATCTGACGCTCTCGTGCAAGTGAAAAGCATACCACTTGATACAGGATTCCTGTATATAACAAGAGGTCAGCCGTTCGCACAGCGTGTGGCTGATGAAGATGAAACCGTAAGAAGAATTTATGTAAATGTCATGGCGGAGTTTCTCGCTCCGTAACAGAAAGGAAGTAATAACTATGGGAATGTTTACAGTAATTCCGCAAGCAACATTTGAAGAGATGCAACTGGATGCTGGTGTTCTGCTTAAAACATTTAATCCAGCTTCGCC